TCTCTAATTCTTTTAGGTAACTGAATAGGCTTTGCTTGTCTCTATTGTCTTTTATTACAAACTTCATATATTACTTAACCATTGTTCATATATTCTGCTTGATATTTGTGCTGTCATTATAGGTGGTACACTCATTCCTATTAAGTAGATAGGTTTATTTATTAAAAAATTATAATCTTTTGGGTAACTGCCACCTAGTATTATTTCAATATCATATAAACGACGTTCTTCTTTATAATGGTAATAACTATTACTTCCTGCTCTTAGTGTTGGCAAAGCCCTATTTCTATCTAACTTTAACTCTTGAAAAAAATGTCCTTTTTCGTGTGCGTCTGCACAACTTCTACCTTCTTTTATTTGTTTCCAATAAGGCAGAACACCTTCAGGAATGTGAGTTATATTATCTTGCTTTGTATTTGGTTGTTCTATGTCTTTATAAGTTATTTCTTTTTCATTAAATTTTAAGTCTAGCTTTGGTGCTTCTTGAAACATATCCACTTGTTCCATAAATGGATTAGCTAAATCATTTCTTAAAGCTATAAAGAAAACCCTTCTTCTTCTTTGAGGTACACCCATTGTACTTGCGTCTAATAAATAAGGTTCTATTCTTAATTGATATCCTGCTTCTTTAAAAGCTAGATAAATCTTTTTTACATATTCCTTTGCAGCCCCCATCATTAAACCACTTACATTTTCAGCGACCACTACTTTAGGTTGAAGTTCTTTAGCTAAGTCTATAAAGTCAAAGAATAGATTATCTAATACTTGATTAGCTTGACCTTCTCTAAATTTCTTTTCTTTTCCCCAATCCTTTTCTCTATTTCCTGCCATAGAAAAACTACTGCAAGGTGGTGAGCCGTCTAAAATATCTAAGTCATATAATTCTTTTGGTAAATCTTTTCTAAGTTTAAAAGTTTGTATTGGTTCTAAGTAACTGTATTTTGGATGGTGATTTGTTTTATATGCTTCAATCATTTTGGGGTCTATTTCATTACAACCTATTACATCAAATCCTGCTAACTTATATCCCATTGTAGAACCACCACCACAAGCAAAGCAACTAAATACTTTACCTTTGTCCTTTGTAAAGTTAGCATCTTTTAACGTCCATTCATATTTAAACTTATGTTCTTTCATTAGTCAAATGGTTCATTAATTCCTCTTTCGCCTAATAGCTTCTCTTTTGCTCCTGCCCATAAGTTATCCCTTCTCTTGCTTAGACTAGGTTCTGTACGTTTTAGATTAGGCATACCTTCTTCAGGCTCACTATCCATATACTTACCACATCCACATTTGACATCAGTAACCCATTTACCATCAACAAAGATAATTTTAGCCTTTGCGACTTCTTTTTCTTCTTTACCACATTCACAAGCATATAAAGTCATTGTGCTAGTCCTCCTGTTTTAACATCACTTTTCTTATATAGCTTGTCTAGTTCAAAGTGTAAATGGTTTATTGCTTTTTGTATATCTTGCGTAGCAGGATTGCCTTCTTTCTTTCCTGCTCTGAGTAGGTAACTGACTGCTGTACCTACATTGTAAGATAAGTTAAAGTCTTCTACTACTTTTCTAGCTGAGTAGCCATACTTAGTTCCTGAGTAGTAACTTGGTTCTGTTGTTTCTTTATAGTCTATCGGCATCATCTAATTTTTTAAGGTTATCATATAGTTCTTGGTTGCTTTTGTTTATTCTTCTGTTTTGCATATACAGTACAAATAAGATAAATAGTACCATACAGATTAATGTTATTTTTAGTAGTGTAATCATTTTTCTAAAAGTTTTAAGAGTTGTTGGCTTGTATAGATTCTGTCATCACCCGAATAGTTTTCATAGATACAGGTAAAGTTTTCGTCATCACTTTTATCCCAAGTCCAAAGGCTTTTCACATTCTTTTTAATATGAAACCTTAGAACTGATTTTATTGATTTGTATTGTTTTTTTAGTTCGGCCATATTATAATTAATTTACTCATTGTATTTTTTATATAGTTTTTTTATTCCGTCAAAGCAAGTTGATATACACGAACCGCAATTAGTTGCTGTGCCATAATTAGTCATATAGATTACATTGTATAATTCTATCATTCTTTTTTTAGTTGCAACATCTTTTGCTCTTCCTGTTTTTAAGTCATCCCAAATATCAAGGACTTCATCTATTAAGTGCTGAGGTAAATCATCAGGAGCAGTAACCTCTGTAGTTTTATCCCAATACTTCTGTGGACAAGCCATTGGAGCAAGACGTGCCTTCAGCTTCATAAAACATAGACACCGCTTACAATTTCCTGTAGGTTTAAAATAGTAAACACACTCCTTGCAGATTGCAAGACGTTCTTCATATATTTCATCAGGTACAAAAAACTTATTCATTTAGTTTCTTTTTAAGTATTGTTCTTACTTTGTCTATTGTAGTAAAAAGGCTGTTACGACTTATGCTAGTTTTTTCTGCTAGTGAGTCAAGCGTGTTGCCTTCATCATAATAATACAATTCAAAAATTTTCTTATCGTACCAAGTAAAATCCTCTAAGGCTTTGTCAATTTCTTCTAGTTTAGTCCATTGGTAATTATCCACTTTTTCATTAGGTAAATTATAAAGATGTTTCTTAGGTATTACTTCACCTGTTTCTATTACATTATAAGTTACTGTACTAGAATAGTCATCAATATGAGTGTAGTATTTTTTATACTTATAATAAAATGCACTTCTTGGGCTTGTTAAAGAGCGTCTTAATGCTACTGCCCCATATTTAGTAACGCCTTCTATTCCATCTTTATCATAAATTTTAGATAATACTTTTGGGTTCATCTGAAGAAAGTAAAGCATAAGCTCCTGAACCGCATTATCAATTTGGTTCTTATCAGTTGTAAGACCATAAGCCATTTCAGTAAACCTATCTGATAGCTTTGCTATTTCTGCATATATCTCAGTCATCTTCAGGTTCTATTGTGTCAATCTTATCTACTGTTTCTTGTAGTAACTCATCAAGGACTACTTTATATGCCCTTAAAATTGCTCTGTTTCCTTTAGTTTCTAAAGCTGCAAAATAACCATTAGTTGCAACTGATACATTAATAGGTATTATCATAAGCCAATCAAAGAAGTTATGCTCCTTAGTTCCTGTGCCGTATGAGTTGTGGTATTCTAAGATGACGTCTACAACATCTAAGTAATTTTGGTATCTTGCTTTAGTGCTTGTTTCTTTTACAAACTCTTCACACATTAACAAATAAGTTTCTATTGCTTGTTTATGTTTTTCATTTGCGTAAATCGTTTTTTGCATACGCAAACTTAAAATAAAAGATTACTCAATTCCCTTTTCTTTTTTTAACTTTTCAACAAGGTCTTTGTAATAAACTATCTTTTCTTCATAATCAACTCTAGTAAATTTAACTATTGTTCTAGCTAAAAATTCTAGCTCTTGTGCTGTTCCTTCTCCATACTTAGCATCTAAATTCATAGCAAAACGGTACTGCATCCCTTGCTCCCAAATATTGCATTTTTGACATTGCACCTCACAGTTTCCATCTTCAGAAAAACGAGTTGCCATAAAACGTCTTGATTGGAAGTGACCATTTTGCAGACGCTTATAATGGTCTACCTTTCCGCAAGTAAAACATTGTACAAGCCCTTCATCAGTTGCATCTCTGAGCCTTATGAAAAGGCTAAACCATTTGTCTAGTTCTTTTTTAAGTTTACTAATTGACTTCACCATAACATTTCTTGTATTAACTCTTGAGGTGGTGCTGTGTAGATATACTTAGCAATTGTAGTATTCCTACCAAATCTAGTTTTTTTAGTTAAAGGTAAACTATCAATATCATATCCTTCTTTTCTATGATTAAAGATAATGGCTGAAAGTCTAGTAGCTCCATATTCCCTTATGGCTTCATAGCTAGTTATACTTCCATAAGTCTTTAAGTGCCAAAGTATTGCATCAGACTGACTCTTTACTTCGCTTTCTGTTATTTTTATCGTTTTCATATCTTTTAATTTTATTTCTTAAATCTCTTGCGTGGTTATAATTTTTTGGTTGTTCAAACCCAAATTGCATTTCAA